GCTTGCTCTCCCTTTCCCATTTTGAGTTACGCCTTGGTCAAATAGACCTTAGCGTATCTCCGAGCTAACCGAGTCCTCTTGGGCAGAACAACTTCTCCAAAATATTTGGAGGTCTGCACAGGAAGCCCCGCGCCAATGGAGGGGTAAATAACCCTCCAGAAGTACGAGATTTCAGACTCACCGACTTTGGCTCGATCCTCGACTACTCGGTAGACGGGAATCTTGCTGTATGGTCGGCCACAACCGTCCAATTTGACGACGAAATCGCGCCCACGAATATATTGATCAATTGTTTGACCAAGAAGTTCTTCCGGTAGCGAGATGTAGCCGCAGTCAACGTCCCCCGGTGGTAAATCCGGGAGAAACGAGGCGAGGCACTTAGCCGTATCAAATAGGCCTTTGTACCACAATTGGTGAACAGTTGCCGCGAATGAAGGAATCCTATTGCTAGGGTTCTTCAAGTGTTCGGGCTCAGGTGTGTAGCGTAGACGGACTGGAGTAACATCCAATCCATCATAGGCATCAACACCGCAAGACTCCCTAAACCACGATGAACAAAAGCTCTTGGAGGCGTTTACCTTAAGACCATAAGTCTCAAGGATTTTAATAGACGCTCCGTAAGCATCTGCGGGAACGATGATATCGTCTCCGTATACATGCACATCTTGACAAAGGTCATCTCGGCCAATTAGACTAAACCCTGCATAAAGCAGACTCCAGATGGTAAAACTGAGTGTTGTGAAACACACAGCGGAACCCATCGGAGAGAGTTTACGTAAGGCCATCTCATGCCCGTCTGGAAAACGAACACGATCCGATCTGGTGTCCAGGATAGCCTGGCCTATTTTCGTCCCGGAGAAAATCTTGCTGAATAAAGCAAGCGTCAAACGGTCGGAAGCATCAGATAAATCTAACGTGGCGAATTTCTGCGTCCTACTCGAGGACCGCGCGAGGTCGCCGTTCACGGATTGGTCAGCAAAGTTAATCTTTCCTTTAGTTAAAGGATGAGATTGCATTTGCTTCTCCATGAAGCGACGGATGCCTTGTTGCGCGACTTGTTGGGCAGCCGGTTCACGACAAATTGTACGTGGACCCCGACTGTCTTTCGGAACGCAAAGAAATTCTGAGCATGATCCCGTACGGAAGAATTCCGTGTGGGTCCGAGCACCTATGTTGCCGATCTCAGCCACCATATGATCCATGTTCGAAAACATAAGATATTGGGGTGTCGAAAGAGCGTGATTTTTGACAGAGTCAAATTTACGCGCATACGGCATGTCAGCGACGGATCCAGGACCATGGCCTGCCTTCAGGTCATCCCAGTCAAAAGAACCGAATAGTTCTTTGGCAAGCAAGTTACAAGTGCCTAACAAGGGGTCCCACTCAAACATAGTTTGAAGGGAATTCTCGAGTTCGACGTACTTCTTGATTGCGGCACGCTCCTCACTAAGAGGGATCTGTCCACTTGGCTGCATCTTATAGAAGAAGTAGCACAATTGGCGAATTGATCGCACAGAAATGGCAGCCTGCTCACTGGGTTTCGTAGTAGTACTGAATACCTCACGGAACTCATTATTCAAAAAGGTTGGATAACCTTTGAAGTGAGAAATCCCATGAAATGAGGTATAAGTCCCCTCTTCCAAACAAGCCTCAAAATGCTTGCCTAGAGCGGGAAGGACCTTAGTAAGGAAGGCAGAGCCATCCTTAATAACCCTATTCCAGATATACTCGAAGTCGCGTTGGGGTAAACCCAGATCGACACAAATGGATCTTGTCAGAAACAATTGGCGAACTAAAGACACTTCGAGTGTCTCTACGTTCTCCAAGACCCAACTGTCTAAAGTTTTTTCAGCCTTGCGCATGTATGTAACCCTACGTAAAAAGGACTACTCTACAAGCCGAGAGCGCTATCTTTCCTAAACTTCTCCGCGGCGTACCGCGTCGACGTTTGCAACAGTCATGAGTGTGTTCAAAGCACCCATGTGAGCATTAACCACTGTTGAAGTTAGAGACGTGTGATCAGGTAGTTCAACCACAGTGTACACGCGAATTGTCTTTTCGACATTTCCGCTAGCCACTTCTGGAGCGACATCCTGCAACCGTTCAAACTTCATCCGAATCTTATCACCGCTCTGAGTTGACGAAATAATCAACTGGTTGCGGTATTTGGGATCGGCGCCATCCCAGGTGTAAACACCAGGTTGGCTAGTGGGGCGGAAGGTGAGTGCACCAACCACCAAGTTAGGAGTTCCAAGAGACATAATTCATCAACAGGGAGGAAAAGGACACGACTGAAGAGTTGAACACAGGCTTCAACGGCGTTTGAAACCGTTAGCCACGGCGGCACTTATGAGGCCTTTCTTCACATTCCATTTCGGGAACAAAGTACCCGGATTTGGAGGTGATTTATAGCCTTCAATGGGCGGAATACCTGAACGCAAATAAAGCGTCCCGATAATCTTTCCACTCTGGGAAGAAGTCGGCAGACTATTCGTCCATCGAACTTGTTTCGGGTCGGGAAAATAAATCTCGTACTCGATCTTCCAAGTGTATGTGCCTTCGACTTTGACATCTATCTGTGTCCATGACTTGCGGTCAGCTGCTAGGGCGTCACCAATCGGGAACACCCAGTCTACTGCCCACGAGAACGGAACCACATTCCAAAGCGTTGCTAAATCAAAGTAGAACCCACTACGATCAAGGACCGAAGTGATGAAACCCAACGTATTGAACTCTGGAGCGTCATAAGAGGCGCGTCCAGTAGCAGTAAGTTGGCATTTCTTGAATACTAGTTTAGCGGTAGCCTGATCGTCAGGGGATGTTATTCCCACTGATTGGTTAGACGACCAAGGACACGGGATTGAAATGGGGTTTAGGTTGACTGCAGCCTTACGCCGAAAGAAGCGAGGTTTTAACTTCTTCTTCAAATCTGCGTAAGAATTCTCAAGATTCGATAAACGACTTGTTATTTCAAAGCCGTCCGATATCGTGGGAACGTAGCCAAAGTTCGCATTAACGTAAGTGCTCGAAATGTCATTAATGGCATCCTTTGCAAACTTACGGTGATTGCGACCTAACCTTTTTCCACCAGCCCTACTAGGACTAACTCTCTTAGCGACCATCTTGAAGGGATCCAATAAACTTGGAACTTCTCGAAGTTCGTAGAGGAAGTTAAGAATAGAGAAACTGGTGTCAATCGGATCCACTTGTTTAGCTACAGTATTCAACATCGCGTATTCTACGGGGTCAAGAACATGACTAATCATGTCATATAGACCTGATCCGTAGTTACTAGCGTCCACATTAATCGTTGTACGATTGCCGTTTGGCAGTTCCCACCGGACGAATCCGGGGGAAGCGACGATGGTTTTGTAGTGGTAACAAGCGTTCTGCTTTTTTCTGCCGTAGTCCCCTTCCAAAGATTCGACGTAGGCTTTATATTGCCATCCAGGCCCTGTAAAAGGAGCCGTGGAATAAGGTCGATCTTCGGTAACGGAACGAGAAGCAGATTTCACCATTTTAATCTAGCTCGAAGGAGCCATTCGTAATGGATGGGAAAACAATGGGTGTCAAACCCATTGCTCCG